CGCTGGCCGGATCCCACTCCTCAGGAGGTGGAGGAACGACGCTGCCGTCACCTGGCGCCGGTTGTGTCGCCACCGTCGCGGAAGTGCCAGGATCTGAAGTGAGAGGCGGGGACGAGCCGCCTGTTGCCCCCGAGGGCGTACCTGTCGGAGCAGCGGGCGTGGTGGTCGTATCACCAGCCCCCGCACCAGCGGACGCGCCTTCTAGGGCCTGCCCGAATGTCGGGCGGGTGTCGTCAGGCATGGTGCCGACGATGCCGAGGGGAACAGAAGCCCGTCAAGGGACTCCTCAGCGAGATCGGTAAAATGGGCGGATGAGCCCTATCCCCGAATCGCCGATCGCCAAGTGCGAGGATTGCGAACTGCCCTACGAGGCGTTCCCGCTGGATGTGATCCTGCCGGATCGTGACTGGCTCCTGATCCACCCGACTGGAGACGGCGGGCTGCTGTGCGCGGCGTGTATCGCGAAGCGAGCCGCCCAAGTCGCTCACACGATCGTGCTGTACGCTCGGCTCGTCTCAGCGGTAGACCACGAGGCATTCTGTGTGGTGAAGAACGTCCCACTTCAGGGTCTCGCCGAGGCACTCGAACGCTCCGACGACGACAAGGCCACTCAGATGCTCAAGCGGCTCAAGCTGCGAGAGATCAGTGGATTTTCGGGCGAGCCTTAGAGCAGGTTCTTATACCGCCTGGTCATGCACCCGCACTCGATCACGAGTTCGGGATCGGTCATGTGGTTCCCTGCCCGTACCCCGTCAGGGTTGCCGTTGGCGTGACAGCGCAGGCAGTAGAGCGAGAGGCCGAGACGACGCAGGACCGGCTCGATCGCGATGAGCAGGGTCACCTCTTTGCGGGTCATCTCCATGCGGTCGAGGGCGGGGGTACTCATGGGTTCTCCGGTATGCCCGTCTCTCCGGGCTGTCACGCCGTTCTGTGCTCTATTGGCCCCAGGCGTTCTCGCGCCGCAATTACCGCGTCAGCACTCCCGCCAGCAGACTCCTCGCCACAGTTGCGCTGGATTCGTAGCCCCTTGCAAGTACGGGTGGCGACCGAAAAATCTCTATGAGGTTCGCTCAGTGTAGATCCGTTCGAGGATCTCGATCTGGCGCTCGGAGAGGGAATGCGATCGTTCCCACTGGTCGGTGATCGACTCCATGAAGGAGGTTTCCCACTTCGAGAGATTCACGCCTTCCTCGTTGACCATGCGGATCCACTCGCCGAGTACGTCGGTGGAGACCTTGGTCATGCACGTACACCTCATCCCCTCGAAGAGAAATCCCGAGTGGCAGCCGCAGCAATGCACGTCGAGGGCCGTACCGTGCTCGCAGACCGGATCCTCGTTGAGCACGCTCACGTGTGTGGCTCCCCATTCGGGCGCACCCGAAAGCCCGTCTCGCGCTCGGTGACCGTCATCGCGAAACTCTCAAGCTGCGCGTCGGGCTCGTCCTCCGGGCGCACGCGGCGCTCGGCACTCACCAGATCGGCAGCGTCGTCCAGCATCTGCTGCGTGACGGCCGACCAGTTCGAGGTGTGCGCGGATTTGTCAGTGCCGGGCGGGGGCCGGTGCCGGACGAAATCGACCAGGCCCCGTTCCTTCATGATCCGCCGTCGCTCGGTCTCGGAGTAGACGCGCACGGGCTCCGGGCCGAGGTTTTCGATCACCAGGCCACCGGGGATCGAGTCGCTGATGACCGTGACGCGGGCAGGCCCGTGCGGGCAGAACGGCCAATCGCCGATCTCGATCAGGGCCCCGCAACGATCACAAATCGTCATCGTTGTCCACGAGATAGCCTTGCGCTTCGAGCACGCGATCGCGATGCGCGTCGATCACGTTGGCGATCGTTTCGAGGAGATCCAACTGCGCGGCGAACGGCAACTTGTGTACCGCGACCACGGCATCGGCCTCTGTGATCGCCGCGACTGCGATCCGTTCCGCCTCGCGCTGGAGTTCCACGTCTGTGTCACCGAGCGAAGATGGGGGCCCGCCAGAATCGCCCGCCACCGGGGCAACGACGGTTCCCAAACAGATCCCGCGAGCCCGCCATCACTGTGGCTCGTGCGGCGGGGGTCCGAGCGCCGGGAGGTCTCGGCCCGCGCGGAGCAGCGGCACGAGCGAATCACCAATCGTGACCCCCGAGGGCAGCACCACGAAGGCCAGAAACTCTTGCTCGAAAATCGCGATGCCCGCTTCGACGGCTTCGATCTTCGCGCGGAGCACCAGATAGAGGGCTCGCCAGCGTTGCCGATCCGCCTGCGCGTACTTGTCCTTCCGCAGCTTGGCGGCATCAGGGCGCGGCAACACGAACCGGATCACGCGATGAAACAACTCGAATTGGATCGTGTCGTGGCCGGTGTCCCATCCGGTCGCGTACTTGGTCGCCCCGTGTGTGATGAGCAGCGACTCGATCGCCGCGCGGGATCGATCGACGGGCACTTCGGTCTGCGCGGCGTACCGCTTCGTGCGAGGCATGGCTAGAACTTCACGTGGACGGTGATCTGCCGCCCGTCCGATCCGATCGCCACCTGTCGGCCCCCGTGCCACATCAACGTGGCACCCGCGCTCACGATCGCGACGCCCGCACTCAGCAGCGGCCGGTTGGTTTCACACGGCGCGATGGGCAGGCGTGTGAGATACGGATCGGTGCCGCATGGGGCAGACGGGTACGAGACCACCTCACTCTGCTGCTGCCACGTCATCGACGCGATCGTGAACGTGATCCCGGCTCCGACCATCGCGACTCCCGACCAAAACAGCGGCTTGCTCCGCATCCGGTACCGGATGACGGGCGGTGGGGTCGAGGGCGCAGGCGTACACGGCAGCGCCGTGACCGTCGTCGGCGGCGGGCACGGGATCTGACAGGGCACCGTCTGGTAGCACATCCCTTCGCGCGTGTAGGTTGGCGTGACGACTTGCTCCTGCGCGGCTACCGGAGTCGCCGACACGAGCAGTGCGACCAGCGTCAGAAACCAGCTTAGGCGCGTAAGCAAATAGATCCGCATTGCATCCTCAATTCGTGAGGGCAATCGTGCCCGAGGCATCGGCGACGTTGGTCGAGCCGAGGAAATTGTTGGAGGCTTCGCGGAAGAGTTGCCCATCCACAAAGATTTGCGCCGAGATCGTCCCGGTGAACGAGGACGACGCCTTGAGGTACACGAACAGCGAGGGGCGCGAGGTTTTGAAGCTCGCCGACCAGGGGACCGTGGTTTCGGTGGTCGTGGTCCCGTCCTGTGCACTGCCGTACGTGATGTCGGTCAGCGGCACGGTCCCGAGTACGCGGAACTCGATCGTGTGGCTCACCGGGATCGGCGTCGGCGTGGTGGTCGGGGCGTCCGTGGTCGTCTGATCGAGCGGCGGCGGATAGTTCTTGACACACGCACTCAGCGCGAGCGCAGCGGCCAGGACGAGCGCGAGGACGACGATGGAGCGAAGGGGTGGGTGCAGCATGGTCAGGCCCGCTAGCAGCTTGTGTACCGCCCTCAGGAGGGCTTGGACGCGAAGGGGGATCCGCCGCCAGGGAGCATCCCCGTCCGATCAGCGGCGTGCTTGCTGATGGGCTCGATCTGCTCGGCCGCGCCGGGGTGCTCAGGCTGCGGCTTGGGCAGGCCCGAATCCTTCGGCGGCGTGATGTCATCGGGGAGCGATCCTTGCGCCGTCGCCTTGCCCGCGAGCAAGACGGCGTTTTGGAGCGCCTCAGTGCTGATCTGGTAGCCCGACTGCTGGAGGATTTCGATCGCGAACGGGAATTGCGGGAGACGCGGGTCGAGATCCTGCGCCTGGATGCGGACCTGCACGTTGGGCTTGGGCGGCCCCTGCGGGGGTGGCGGCGCGACGAGCTTGTCGGGGTTGTACCCCCACTTGAGCGCGAGACGGCGCGCGAGTTCGAGACGATTGATGAACGGATCGCGCGCCGTGAGGTTGTAGAAGGCAAGATCCTGCTGGCGGTCGGCGGCAGCATCGACGTGAATCTGGGAGTCGGGCTTGATCGTGTAGGCGAAGCGGCCCGCGATGGTCTCTTTATTCCACGAGACCCACAGTTTCCCGCCGTCGTCGCCGAGGATCTGGATCGTTTGCTTGCGATCGGAGAATCGCTGAATCAGGGCATCGAGCTTGCGGACGCCCGCACAGAAAAACTCCACGACCTTTTGCTGCTCGCCCGCGAGGCGCGTGTCTACCGAGGATTGCATCGTTGCGACCTCGGTGGCGGTACGGCGCGACTGATTCTGCGCGCCGGTCTGATTGGGCCCGAGGGCGAGCGTGCGATCAATGTCGCGCTCGATGATGTCCTGGCCGACGTAGGTCTCCTGCGAGAGTTGCGGCTTGATGCCCTGGACGATCGGCGGCTGAGCGACGTTGAGCCGCCCGCCTTCGACGGGGACCAGCGGGCCGTACTTGCCGTTGGTGATCCGCTCGACCTTTTCGGGCGGCAGGATGTCCTCATCGTAGAAGGCGTACGGGATCGAGGCATCGCGCGACTTCAGGATCTGCCCTCGGTACTGATTGAGTTCATCGGCGAGCGGACGCGTCATCGCAGAGTCAGACGGCACATGGTTGTCGTCGGGCACGTCGCGGAGCATGAGGACGTGGACGGGGTACCCCTGCATCGAATCGCCCGTGAGTCGGCCTTCGGCGTCGAGCGATTGGTACGGCGAGTAGCGGTGGCGCACCTCGACATCGAGCCCTTGCAGAAACACGCACTCGCAGACGCGCTTGGGGTGGAAGGCGGCAGCGTCGAGCGTGGGCGCGTAGTAGTACATCTGGATGCCGGAGACGAACGGATCGTAGGTCTGCCCGGCGCTGCTCGATGATTGCGTAGCCTCGTCCTCACGCATTGGCGTCGGATCGCGCTTGACGGCGCCTTTGTAGTCCTCGGGGATCGCGCTGCCGTACTCACGACGCGCGGCCGAGAGCGGGATCTTGAACTTCACCGCGATCCACGGCGCCTTGTCGAAATCGGTGGAGCGGAAATCGGCCGGAACCATGAGCGCCTTTGGAGAGAGGCGCGACCAAAAGAACTCTTCGTACACCGGCACTTTCGCGATCGTCGGCATCCCAGTCATGGGGTCGGGCATCGGCACGTCGCGCGTGTAGGCCGTATACCCGATGTGGGTGACGCCCCATCCGGCCGGGACGAGCACATCGAGGATCGCCGCCTGGATCGTGCGCTTGGCGTTGACGCCATCGGGAGAGAGCACCTGATTGAGTACGGTTTGGTGCAGCGAGATCGCGGCCGACAACCGCTGTTCCTGCGTCGAGCCATCCGGCATCGGCATCGAGTTCAGCACAAGATCCGAGAGCGGCTCAGTCGGCGTGAGTTGGACTTGCGCGGTGTCAAACCACAGTTGCGCCTTTTTCTGCTCGGCCTGGCGGAAATCGACGTTGGTGTTGACTTCGTAATCCTCGCGGTCCTTCGCGAGCGTCTCGGGCGGGGGCGCGTAGGCGTCGAGGTTCTTTTTCCACAGCGAGGCGTACCGCTCGGCCTCTTGATCCGCAGCGGTGAACCACGATTTGATCGCGCCGCGCTGATCCTCGGTGAGCGGCGGGAGGGTGAGAGGCTCCGGCCCTTGTGCCGGTCCTGCGGCCTGCGGGACCAGCGGAGCCCCCGGCGAGACAGCGGAGGGATCAGTCGGGGCCGGAGCCTGATCGAGTGTAGCAGCGGGCGGATACATCAGCGTTTTCCAGTGCTTCGCCGCCAGTACCGCGACCCTGGGTGCCGATCGCCTTTGGTGCGAAGGTAACCGATGGTGTCGGGGGCAAAGGTTGATTGCAAGGGAGTCCTCTGCGGCGTCGGTCTAGACATCACGCCGTAGCGCAACGCGTCGGCCGCGTGATCGTCGCCTTCGGTATTCACGTCCTCGGGGTCTTTCGCATCCGAGATGAGGCCGGGGAGGGTACGGCGCAGGTACCGGCAGGACGGGTCGATCGTGAGCCAGGGGCGCCCGTCAGGGGCGCGAGAGAGCCAGTGCCGCAGTCGCTGCCACCCGAGATTTCGCGCGTTGTCGCCCGCCTGGCAGGGGACGTGTGCGCGGCCAAACGTCTCGGCGACGGATTGTCCGACGTGGCCCGTTTTCGAGAACGTGGACGGATCCATCACGGTGTAGATCGCTCGCCAGTTGTGATCCTTAGTCTCGCGGTCGATGTGCTCGGCGACATCGGCGGCGAGGGTTTGCTGAAAGCGGTACTCGTGCGGAATGTGGAGATGGCCGTCAGGCAAAAGCGCGATCCACAGACAGCACCCTGGCGCGTTGTAGCCCCAATCGATCGCTCTGAGAACGCGTGCATCGGCGGGGAGCGTGAGGCGTTCGATGTGGCCTCCATCGGACACGTCGCGATCGCGAAACTCCGGAAAGAACTGGCCGGTGATCGCGGACCAGTCGCCATTCAGCAGTTGATCGCGGCGCTGCGGCGGCAGAGGCCCAAGCCGCTTTTCGTACGTGCGAAACGTGCCGTCGGGATCCATGAGGTACGGGTTGTCGTACAGGCGGGCCGGGATGTAAATGAAGTCTTTCGGGTCGTAAAACGGATCGTCGTCTTTCGAGATCGTTTTCGTGATCCACCGATCGACCACGTACAGCGTGTGGGCGCCGCCAGGGTTCGAGGTGCAGCGCACAAGAGCCGTGACCCCCTCTTTGCTCGACCGCGCGCGGCTCATGATCTCGTTGGCCTGCGACTGTTCGAGCGTGGCGAGTTCATCGATGTCGATGCAGTCGTACTCGATCGACAGAAAGCGCAGTTCATCGCCGGGATGCTGGCAGTGCCCGCCGCGAATGAGCGATCCGTTGGGGAAGCGGATCTCGTTTTCCACGACGCGGCCCCCAAACGGGACCACCTCAGTCCGCGCGAGATCGAGGTGGTGCTCGAAGAGTTCCGTGGCGAGACGGCGCATGAGGAGCACGCGGTAGCCAGGCAAGAGCAGGCACCGCTTGTACGCGTCCCACCGCAGGCCGGTTGACTTCGATCCCCCAGCCGCGCCGCCCCACAACACGTTGGGCGCGGTCGCGTTGTGCAGGAGCACTTGCTTGGGCGTAGGCAGGTACAACCACCGCGTCGGCCCGTCGATCACGCGCCCGCGTTTGTCGGTCGGGGGGATACCGACGCCGTAGGTTTCCCGATCGCGGCGGTACTGCTCGATCTGCCGAGGCGTCCAGCGCGAGAGCGTGAGCCAGTGCGTCCAGTCGTCCCACGTCCACCGCGAGACGTGCGGCCAGGCGTGCGTACCAGGAGGGGGCGGGAAGTAGGTGACGCCGGGGACGAGGGTGCCTGCGGAGACCGAGGCTTTGAGCGGAGAGGAAGCCATGTAGGCGCTCCCCTCCGCAGGGTGTGTACCGCTCTAGTACGTGTTGGCCTCGCTCGGGAGGCGTGGCAGGCGCTCGACCGAATTCCACACGCCGGGCGCGTACACGATCGTCAGCACAGGATCCTTCGGCGGGTCGAGGACGCGCACGATCAATAGATTGGCGTGCTCATCGAGCATCATCGCCGCATAGAGGAACTCGCGGGTCGTGCCGTCGCCGAGCGTGACGATGAGGGTGGCCGAATCTTGCAGCGGTTGAGATTGCTTTTTTGATTTCGCTGGTGGCATGGTGATCTCCTTCGCGCGGGGGTTGTTGCCATTCCTCACTCGCGGGGGGAGACGAGGCAGGGTGCGTACCTGATTGCGGTAACGCGCCCTGCCCTCGGGTGTTACTTCTCCTCCTCAGGTAGCGGCGACTCCCCGATCAACGTGATGTCGGCCCACGCGCCCGGCGCGAGCACCCGGATGATCGAACGTCGGTGGAAGAGCATCAACGCACCGCAGGCGGTGATCTGGTGCGAGGTAACGATCACGGGCTCCTCTCGCCAGTCCTCGCCGTTAGGAGGACGCCAGGTCAGGACGATGTTCTTTTCGGTGGCTTCACGTTCAGGGGCACGTTTGCGCGCTCGGGGCTCGGGCATGGGAGCCTCCTTTCGGCGCTCGGAGGGGAGCAGGCTGCGTACCGGCCCTCGGTCGTGGGGTACGTACATCCCTACATGCTTACTAGGTTGGGTACTCACTGTACCCGTACTGCGATACGGATGAGATGTAGACAGTTTTTCGTATACGCCGCTCTCTCTGAAAACGCTTCTCTTAGTAGTTCCTACTTAGAGAAGCGAATCCGAGTTTGCCTGTGGAAATCGTATACGCACGTTGACACGCCTCGTATTAACCCGCCGAGCCCTACCTAGCTCATCCATATTTTCGATCGCAATTTTTTAGAAATTGGGGGTGTGGATGTTAAGAGCGAGGAGGGTAGGGGTCAGGTAGCCCCGCCGCAGGTTGCCCATTCATTTTTGTCGGTCCGCTCGCCCGGACCATAATGCGGCCGAGCTTGTCAAGCCTTTCGTTTTCCAGCGCAAGTATCAGGGATATTGTCAAGAGTAACCGTAAGTGTAGCGGTACCAGTATGTTAGCGTCGCCTGGTCGTGCGGTGTAACACGTTATGCGCGCGAGATGGCGATCGGCCCGATCGATCGCGGATCGCTTCACAGATACCACTAACGGTCAAGTGCTACTTCTAGTAACACAATTACGTTTTTGTATCGTGAAGTGTCTGGGGTTGCGCCACGGTTTCGCCCGCGATCGTCGTCTCGGCCGCAAGCACACGGGGCGTATTGGTGTCAACGTACCCCGGCATACCAGGGAGCGGATTGTTGATGATCACGACGGCCGGGCCTGAGGTCCGGGTACTCTCGGGCATGGGCTCAATACTCCCGGCGTGCAGCAACCAATCCCGCGCGGGCCGATGATCGCCCCGTGCACTCGCCTTGCGGGAGGCGCCGATCCAATCTTCGAGCATCGGCGCCGCATAGGCCTGCATCAGATCGACGGCCGACCTAGACGCCGCTAGTACCGTGTGCCGTGCGGTTTCCGGGTTCACGCCGCATTCGGTCGCGAGACGGACATAGGACCAGTCGGGATTTGCCCGATGTAGTTCTAGGATGCGGTAACGATCCGCAAAAGTTAGGCGTTTGCCGGGCCCGCGATCGGCTCTACGCTTCAAAGTGGTTTGCTGATTCGTGCGACCGTGCGGTTTCGACGGCATCGGCGTAACCCCATTGTTTCTGGTGTATTAGTGGTACGTTTCTGCTACTCTATTAAGACGACCAATTCCGGTCGTCTAGCAGGTAGCAGCATCGATGCCATATCACGTACACCAGCGCGAGACTAATCCCAGTACCGGCCGAATCTACAGCACTGCGGCCGATGCCGGACGCGCGAAAACCGACGGTGAGATCATCACGTTTTGCGCCTCATCGGATGAGATCGACCAGTGGCGCAACCGAGAGACGGATCGCCTAGCACGCGGCGAGTACATCCGGCCGTCGTTCGTGGCCGACGATAGGCTCACGGATCGGCATCCGGATCACTACCTGCACGTATCGATCTCCCGGCCCGGAATGCTGGCCTACACCAAATCCATGCAGCACGGGATTGAAGATCGGCAAACGATCATCCGGCCGGGGAAGTACTTAACCGAGTACTACGCGGGCATCCTGACGACCGACCAGATCCGGATCTATGCGGCCGAAGTGACGGCCGAATCCGTGGCCCTGACGATTACCAGGGATCCCGACACGATCGAGCAAGTCTATCGCTGTAAAGGTG